ACCCAGGCAATACATGGACATGATTATTTTCAATTAAACCAAGTGAAGTAACTGCATCGTGGGTATCACAATTTCCAATAGTATTAAACATCTCCAAGCGACAATTTCTGATAGGATCAATAGTGATAGGCTTGGACCATCCGAAGACAGAACAAACACCACCAACAATATCGGCTAACCAAGAAACTGGTCCAGCAAACGCTGATAACAAAGGAACTGAAGACACTGCATTAGCTACACCTCTGACCTTGTTAGACATAGTCTCAACAGGGCCAGGGTTCTTCACCTCCAAACCAATAGCTTCTTTTCCTTTGTTAAGGATAGTAGCTGAAGTACCTCTTCCAGCATCAAAAGATGCCATCTGAGGAGCCATATTACCAAAGAGTTCCACATTTTCATAGTGGACCCAAAGAACATAGCCAGCTGTAGTAGCTGAACTTCCTGGTAGAAGAGCCATGTATGGATATATAAAGAAATATCCAGGCTGGAAGTTGGTAAAACCAACTGAATTTTTAGCAACAGGAGTCGAATTTGCAAAAGTTGAATATGGAATTCTAATCGTAACTTGAGTATCTGTAGATAGATCCAACTCAACATGCGGAAGTTGTGTAACTTGCGTAGCTGAGAAAGTTTTCATAGTGACCATATCAACAGTCGCTGGATCCGTAAGGGGAGCACCTCCTGTTGGAAGGTAGCACAACATGTATCTGCCCGCCTGAAAACGGTTGGCATTCACTTGCAGTGTAACTACTGTATCTGCTCTGAAAGCAAAGGAACCCACCAATTTATTATAATATAATGAATTGGTCTTCAATACGTCAAACACGCCATATTTTGTAAATGTGGACGCCGCATCGGTGGATTGCAAAACTCCGCTCGTTACTTTGATAGGCTTTCTCAGATAAAATTTAATAGAGGGAAGCGTTGCATCATTAGCCGAATTTGACAAAGTTTTGGGCAATTTCACTTGCTGAGCTACAGTAATAGCCTTCTCTACACCTTCAACATTAGAAGTCATTGTAGAACCCATCTTCTCCAAATGAGAAGTGGCTCCTCCAACAGCTCCGCCCGCCACTGAGTCCTGGTCCACATTAGAAGAATCCGAAGTGGATGGTCCAGTGGGGGATTGGTGAGCATTTGTGTTGGTAGGTGCATCGCCTGAAGTACCAAGCCCATCTAATGGACTAGGTGCATTCATTTGCACAAAAAGTATCTCCGTTTTAATTGATGTTGGGCGAGATGACCACAACTCAATGCATTTCAAAATTTTGTACTCTTGTTGCGAAATGCATTCGCAAGAGTTTATTTTTCTTGTAATATGAGGTGTACTTTTCATTAGTTTGACAGTTGCTTAGCTTGTCAGGCGGGTTACAGTTTAACGACTTGTTGGTCGTTGCTAATTTAGAATGTCCAATCAGCCTCACACACGCGAGATAGAGCTACTGGGTAGGGCTCAAGTCTAATATTAGTCCCGAGATTTTCTTTCACAGCAACTACTATTTTAGAAGCATACTTTTCGTATGTTTCTTCCCCGTGCAGAGCTAACTCAGATACAGAGAGTTTAGCATTATCTTCTGTTATCTGAATGGAATCTTTCATTTTTGTCCAGTAAGGAATTTCGAGGACAACGTCGAGTTGTAAGGGAGCAATATATCTACCTAGAGACTCACTGTAGATGAATTTGCGTTTCAAAAACGAAATTTCATTCAAAGGACGAGCACCCAACATGGTACCAGTCTTG